TTCATGTCTTGCGTTTCAAAAGGTATTTGTGGAGGCCACCACCCAGTCTCAACCAGCAGTTCTGCTAGTGATCGTGAGTAGGTGCCTCGACGGTGGGGTTTGTTGGTTCGTCCGATACAACTTCAATGGCAACCAGTTTCTTAACGTAATCATCAAACACTGCCGGAACAGGGATTGAGTTAAGTTTGCATGATTCAAAAGCCATAAACGCCAAGTCCTCAAGCCCTACGCCAGTGGCAAGGTTGGAGGCTTTTTGTTTGAACTTTCGTTCCCAAGCAATGATGACGTAGAGGTTTGTTGTAACCTCATAGATTGTTTCGTTTGTGGTGACTTTGAGCGTGAGTTGCATGATGTGGTTTCTGGTTATGGTGCGGTGACGTCACGTACCCAAGTGCCGCCAGTGAAGGTGGCCTCTACGGTTGCGAGTTCACCAACTGTGGAATTGATTGGGGTGAAGTTGGCAAGCATACAGTTGGTCAAAATGTACTCAGGGTTTGATGCTGATTCTGTGGTGCCTGATGGGGAGATGGTGAGAACGGTTGAGCCTGTGCCTACGCATGATGCAAGAATTGCTTCAACTTCGCTAGCGCCGTATGACAAGAAGAAAGTAATTGACACTTCTACCGTCTGAAGGCCACCAGTAAAAATATGACCAGTGTCACCGAATGCTGTTGTTTCAAGGCTGTCTTTACCAATTGTGATCATGCAAGCGTTGGCTTGGTCTGACAAATCAGTTGTGGTTACACCTTGGGTGATGTTGATAGTTGCGTTGGATAAAAATGTAGTTGTAGGCATTTCAGGCCCTTTCTTTTTTAGTTGCGCCGTACTGCTACGGCAACGGTCATGTCATAGCAAGGAAGCATCTGTTCGCCGTATGAAGCGAGAGATGGCCTTCCATCCACTATGGCGATTGGTGAGTTCATGATTGTGTCCACTGTTGTCATCAGGTAATCGCCTGAATCTTGATTTCCGGGAGGGCCAGCAAGAACACGAATGACTAGCCGAATGTCGCCCACGTTGTATGTGAAGGCATCGAGCGTGGGAAGTTCAATCATCACTGACAATGGTCGAGCATTGCGTGGGTCGGTAACTGGTTTCAAGCCCAAAGCCGTGAGTGCGGTCTTGGTTGCGTTCACTGCTTCGTAGAGAATGCCTGTTGCAGCCATTAGGCGACCTGTGGCCTTCCACAGCCAAGCAGTTGCATAATCTGGCCAAGCGACATGGTTGGTGTTCCCATACCCATTGAGTCAAATGAGGCGTAACCGTCAACAGCGCCACGGGAGCGATATTGGGTGGCTGCATACATGATTGTGCCTAGTTTGGCTGCGCCGTCTGGAGCCGTTGTAAGGCTGTCTGTGTAGCCAGCCTCTCTACGCTTGCGGAACGCCCAAGAGTTAGCCGCTGAGACGCATACAGCGATGAATGCGGTGTCATTAGCGGTAGCGACTTCGATGCCTAACCAACTGGTGACGTCGGCTGAGGTAATCCATGAGCAAGACGGGGTGAAGGTGACTGTGCCAGTGGCAATGCTTCGAGCAAGGTCGTCGCCTGCGCTGACATAGATAAATTGGTTTTCCATGATGACGTCGTAATCAAAGAGCAGGTCGCCCTCATCAGAAACGCCAATGAATTCGTAAGGCTCGGCAGAGATGACAGTGTGTGTCCCGCTAAAGCCGTGGTCGGCTCCCGCCACCACTACCGAGTCTTGCGGTTGGATGTCCGTGTCAACGAAAGTCTGCAAGACGGCATAGTTGTCTAGTCGCGCATGAAAAGCGAGATTAAATACAGCCATGGTCTTGCAGTCTTTCTAGTTCGTCTTTATCAGACGAAAGCAGCCTTGACGAACTTGGTTGGGTCAATCATTAACGCTGCAAAGTAGCCACGGAATGCGATTGTGCGTGAAAGCGTTGAAGGCGAGTCAATGCTGATTGCGCCCTTCTGCTGTTCAAACAGTTCGTATCCTGATGCGTCACCGATAAGCAATGTGTCTGCTGCAAAGTTGCGGTCTGGCACAACGGTTAAACCAAAAGCGGTTCCTTGGTACTGGGCTGGGCCAAGATTGCCAAAAGCATTCATTGGGCCAACTTGTGGGAACAATGGACGGTCAGCGGTGTCGGAAAGGCTCATGAGAGTTCCCCACCAGTCAGGGCTGACGAACATATGCGTTGGCAAGTTGCCGTTAGACGATGACAAGATTGTCTGCGCTGCGGTTGAAACCCATGATGTCCAGTATGAAGGATCTGCTGCAGATGCTGCCGCAAAGTTCTGTGTTACTGATGCACCAGAAGCCAATTGGTCTGCTGCGTAGTTGTCGGTCTGATTGGCGTAGATACGACCCATGTCGTCAAGAACGACTGACAAGATTGCTGGGTCACTCCAGTCAATTGTGGCTTCGCTGATATTTACATATCCACCGAAAATTTGCTTGGTGACTTGGTTGTTGAACACGACCATTGTGCCTTGGCTTGGTGACTGCTCAGCAATACTTGCGCCAATGGTTACATGGGTTGTTACTTCTGGACGGATGAACACTTTGCCACCAGTAGGAAGTGCGCGTGCGCCGATTGCATCAACGATTGGGCGACGACCAATGAAGTTGTTGTAAACGGGTGAAATAATCGGTGTTGGAAGAACTCCGGGTGTGTCAGTTGTAACAATGTCTGGTGCGGCTGCGCGAAGTGCATCGCTCATTCCGCGCCATTGGTCGCCACCTGAGATTGCTGCTGCAAGGTACTCAACAGCGGTTGGAAGTTTTACTTCACGACGTGCGGTTGCGTAGATGGATGTTGTTGGGATGATTGAAGCCTCGACCTCAACCACTGGGTTTTCTTGTGTTGCCACTTCTGGTTCCTCCTCGGAATCTGTTGGGGTGGGTTCGGTTGCATCTTCTTCTGGTTCTGATGCAGCGATTTCTGTGATGACAGCATCCTTGAATGCTGGTTGTGCGACTAGCGAAATCTCTACGAGATCAGCCTTTGAAACGACCATGACGCCGTTCTTGTCGTACTTGAACTTTGTAGGTACAGCGCCAACGCTCACTGAGTCGTAAGCGCCTGCTTTTACGAGTTCAATGGCGTCAGCGGCTGCGCCCGTTTTTGCGAAGGTGGCCGTGAATCCTAAACCTTCTGGCATATCAGCAAGTGATGACACGACGCCACGAAGTTGGCTCATGTCGTGATTTTCAAGCAACTTGGGGGCTTTCATGTCTAGATCAAAAGCGCCACGAGCGAAGGAAACTTTGGTGCCGTCCATAACGGTTGCCGATACTGGAGCCCAAGGGACTGCGATACCGGTGATGGTCTTGGGGGCATCTTCGCCTGCTGAGGCGTCAAGAGTGATGGGGACATTTACGAAGTGAATCATGATGGGCTTTCTTCTGATACGTCAACGTATGGTTCAACCATGACGTCGTGCATTTCTTCTTCTAGATAGTTTTCAATGTCGTATTTGACATAGCGATTGCGTGGCAAAACATTGGATGCGGAAAGTGTCTGCTGGATGCACTCAATGAATGGCTTGGCTCCATAGAGATACAACTGGCGGTTACTGTCCTGCACGTTTGTGTATGTGAGGCCCGAACCTTCTTGTGGAGCAGAAACAAGATAGGCAGGAATGTTAGAGACACGAGCAATTTCAAGTGACTGGTACTTGCGCTGTTCGGCAACTACTTCTGCTGGTGAAACTTTGAATTCTTTGAACTCGACATAATCGTTGAGTGCGCCGATGGCGTTTTGGCGTCGCATTGCTGACCATGCAGCAGCAATTTCGCTGAGGCTGTCGGAGTCAAGAGTCTCGCCACCCTTTTGCTGCAAATATCCCGGCACGGTTTCGAGTGTCGCATATCTGTCTGCTGCCTGATCAAGGTGAGTAGCAATTGACAATGCGCGAGCGCCTTGATAGAGCAAGCCCTGAATGGGAGACAAGAACTGAATGACGTCGTTGACATCACCAATTTCTACGCCGTTAAATTGCACAACATCAGAAGGGCCAAACCACTGAGGGCCTGTCTGATTAGGTGTTGTAATCATGGCGGCTGGTAGCCAAGTAAAACTTGCTGGCAAGCCCGTCGAGTAACGAGAAGTTACAAAAGCAAAAGCGCGGCCATAGAAGAACAGGTCACTGAAGATATTTGAGTAGAAGAAGTTGCGTGTGACCTTCGGGTCTGGCTGTTCCATCCAAGGCTCAAGCGGAAGATAGATTTCTTCGTAGCGTTCGCCTGTCCACTGCTTTGAATAGTGGCGCATTTCTAGGCAACCAATCATCGAAGCCAAAAGGTCTTTCGAGCGTGACACGGTCGGGTTCTGCAATGCACGTTGTTCGGCAGCGCCTGTGGTATAAGCAAGAAAGTCGTTGATTTGTGCAGCGCCAGCGCCAGCGGCTGCCTTTACGGGTGGCGAACTAATCTGTGCCGTTGTAACTTTCGGAGCGAAGAATCCCACGGGCGGAGTCTTACACAAACTTGTTGCATTTGCAACTACCT